TCTTTTTCTTTTGATTTGCCATCTAAAAACTTTTCAAATTTCTTATCGTCTTTGTTCATTTCAACATAGAGCTGAACAACCTTTTCTAAGTTAAACAATCTTTGCGATAACATTGAAACTATTGTTCTTGTGTTCTCCATAGCTCTTCTTAAGTCATGTTTTGAATATGAAGCCTTCCTTTTAGCCATTATTCCACCATTCTTTCTGGTAATGGCATCTTATCAATAATACCTAATATCTTGCTAATATATACTATATCTCTTGAAGATGGGTTATATATATTTTCCCATTTTATACTTGCACTGAATGTTTTTAATAGAGCAATAGCTTCATCAAGTTCCATCTTTTCAGGTAAATCTCTACCAGTCGAACTTGCAAACTTCTTTATTAACGTATCCATCTAGTTCTCCCAACACTTGATTCCGTCTTCAGTAAATTCCATAGTTATCCAACCAGTTCTGATAATAGGATACATTGAGTATCTAGCATATTCTGCATATCTCAAAAAACTGCCACCTCTTACATACCATCTTCTATGTAAAGTTTCCTCATCACCATCTACTATAATAGAATCTACTGGTTTTGCATAAAGTTGGTGGTTGTGACCTAAGAAAAAGACATCTCCTTGAGAATATACCGCAGCTAATTTATCTAATTCCAAATCTCCATTCTTTGCACCACTCTTTCCATGTCCACTAACCAAATTCCATTCCTTATCCCTACAAACTATTTGACTATAGCCAGGCATTTTAAAATATGGTACATTCATTTCATTGGCTATTAGTTTACATATATCCAAATCTAAAATATTAAAACTTCTAAGATAATCGTGATTACCTCCTCTTATAAAAAGACACTTATCCTTAATTGTTTGTATTAATTGAATAAAAGTAAGATATTGTTCATCAGGTGGAATCTCTTGTCCTCTCTGACTTATCTTATAGTGAGGTGGGATTAATTCTAATAAATCACCATTACCAAACCAAACAGCATTATCATCTTCATAAATAGTCTTTACTGCCTGCTGGAATTTCTTTAAATCAAATTCATGAGCTCCAACATGAACGTCTGTTAACCCATGAACTCTGATAACCTTATCTGACTCATATCGAAATACCTGACCTGGGGATACTTCTTCATACTCTTTAATCTCAGTCTCTATTGGTACTGAAAAATATCTTGAGCATGATTTACATTTATATTGTTGTGAGATTCCCTTCTTTTTTTTCTTAACCCCATCCTTTTTAACATACATGCTTGCGCATCTTGGACAAACCATTATTCAGACTCCGATTGTGCAGTTATTTGTTTTTGTTCTCTTGCAGCTCCCTCAATTTCATCAGGTGAGAACCCTTGAAACACTCCAAGAAGTCCAACTTCTCTTTGCTTTACTGTGGCCCCTGAAGTTCCTACTATCTTACCTAACTCTTTTGTGGATTGCAATATGATATTGTCATCTTCACTATAGTCTGCAAGGTTCTTCAACTTACCTAATATATACTCATGGTCAATACCAAGACCTTTAGCTACATCTAATACTGATTTCTCTATTTCTTTCATAACTCTTTCCTGTTTTAATAATATTGTTGCTTTCTTCCTTGCCTTGTCATTCGACATTTCGGTATATGCCTTCTTATATGCATCCACCGCTCCCATGCCAACTACTATATTTGTCGCAAACTCTCTTTCCTTCCTTGTAACATTCTTCCTTTCCTTCACACGCCTACCTGCATTATTGATACTTTTACTAAACGTATACCTGTTTGGGTGTGAACTGAAGTCAGTATCCATCTTTATATTTGGTCTATTGAGGAAACTACCTACTATTGTTCTTACCCATCCTTTCGCATACTTATAATTTTTTCTATCCCCCGGATGTTTAACACTTTTGCTGACCTTTAACAACTGAACAATTCTACCATCATCACTATACACCCAATCTTCTTCATCAGCATTACGCCAATCAGGTTTTACGACTCTGTTTGGATGATGTGCCCTAAATTCTTCTATATCATCATAGACATAGTGAGCTTTACTTCTGATTGATTTCTTTTCCAACCCGTAATTCTTGCACTTGAATAACTAAATTATCAATTAATTCGTTTACTTCTTGTGGAATCATATACACTTCTCCATCTATCTCTATTGGATTGTACTCATGAGATAAACTGTGAAGAATAAACTCTTGTTCTTCCTTCGGTAAACCTAGTAATTCTTTTATTGCCTTTGCCATAATGGAATATAAAACACATTACTTATCTTTTCTTATAAATAACTTCCACAACGCCATCCAGAGAAGTGCTGCGCATATTATGTGGAAAAATGTTGGAGACACATGTCGTATCGGCATTATAACAAATGTTGCTACTAACCACGAAATGACTATTTTTGACCAAAAATTCTTTATTCTTGAATGCACCTTTTTCACCCATAAGAAAATTACTCCTTATTATTTATTCCCTCCCTACCACCCACGAATTTATAACACCTGTCAAATCCTTTCAAACTCTTTTTTGCCCAAGTGTATGTACGAAGATAATATCATTTTGGTGTGCGTCCTTTTTACCCTATATATCCCCTATTCGGGGATTTTCGTAAAACGAATTTGCGTTATTTTCCATTTTATAAATTACATTAGAAATAAATTTTCACAACAATTAACCAAGGAGTCAATCATGACTGATGTTAAGAAGACCGACCATATCCCAACCCGTGATGAGCTAAAGGCACGTGCAGGCAGAGTGTTTCATAAGATGATGGACGATGCAGCCAATGCTGGTTCGAAGCGCGAGTGGAATAGGTTTACCGGTCAGATACCCAGTAAGAATGACGTAATCCGCGCAGCTCAGGCTGACCTACGTCTACTTAATGACCTATGCAAAGCCTTTGGCTACAAGAACATTTGGGCTGACCCAGATGCAGAAAACGTCAAGATGGGAGAGCTAGAGGACTAGCGCTAGGGGCTTATGCCCCTTTTGTTGTGTGTTGTGCCGGTGTGTGCTAATAAATAGTGCATAAAGTATTATTGGTGGGCTTTGATAAACTCTGGTGGTATGATATAAAACTATCACAGCCCTCTTACTGTTAATAAGTATATGCCGGTATACATACATATCATCATCTTATTCTATCAACTTGGGCATAAACTTTGGAGGTTATATGAACTCACGAGCAGTATTAATTAGTTATTGTATGAGTTATGGTAAATTAGTAAAGGAAACAGCTAAAGTGCTGAAGTATATTACTAGGAACGGCATTCGTGTCACAATCAGCAAGAGGAGATAGTTATGCATCACCTATTTATAGTAACACATAAAGAAAAGTCTAAACTTGTAACCGTAGAAGGTAATCATGAGTATGCTATATCATATATATCAGGGTATGTTCAGGCATTGCGTGATAAGTTTGGTAAACTTGCTAAGATTAGAGTCCAGAAAGCTCCTGATAATGTAGTTAATAATAGAGGTGACAATGTTTGATATATTTGGTGATATTCAACGTGCTAGAAAAGTTGTAGAGTGTGCTGATGGTTTTAAAATGTCAGTACAGGCATCTGAGCATCATTACTGCGAACCAAAGATTAGTGGATGGAATACTAAGTACTCAGAGGTTGAGATTGGTTTCCCTACTGAAGTGGTAGAAGATTTACTGCCATATGCAGATGAAGCAGATGAGCCCACTGATACAGTATATATGTATGTACCAGCTGCTATAGTATGTAAGGTGATAGCAAATCATGGTAATATGGTATCAGGTGAGATTCCAAACATGGTAATTAAGCCACCTGCAAATGGTGACATAGATAATACTCATAACGCTAAGGAGTTTGATGATGCCGAACAAAACAGCTAAATCTAACAAGCGTGCTAAACGATTGCTTAATGATAAATTGAATAAACAAGGCAGAACCAGTGCGCAAGTAAAAAAATATAAATTGAAGCTAAAGCGTAAAGCAGAGAGGAAGATGTCATATGACAATTAAAAGAACACCTTGGGTACGTATTCAAAGTGGAATGTATAACATCAAGTATGCTCAAGCTATTGAAGTAGTTGATAAAAGATTAATCATATCATTTGTTGGAAATAAGAAGCCAGTAGCATTTGACTTCCGTCATAATTTAGATGAACTGGCACAATTATATCTTAAACTTCAAAATTTATGTAGATGTAACCTTCCAATGCCTGAACCTAGTAAGGCAAGTATGAAAGAGTTTAATAAACTAACAGACCA